GGGGGGCCCTCCCGGACAGGGGGTCCCCGGATTTAAAAATCCTTGGAATTAACCAACGAACATAGTTATCTATGTTTAGTCTGTTTTACTCATTGTAAAACTAGAAATTATTGTTCAATAATTTCTGAGAGAGGTATGCGATAGAAGTCGCTATACCCGTAAATATCCAAAAGGTCTTTTACAAGATTCCTTATATTGGAATATTCAAACTCGGATTGATCTCTTTCATTAAGAGAGAAATTTTTGAGCTTAGTTAAACTTAAATTCGTATCACTACGAAATTTAAATTTTTCTTTTATAGCACTAAGAGCAATTCTAGTGCTATCTGATAGGGTTGATTCGAAACCAACCTCAGACTGTAAATATATTGATTTTTCTTCACCAATATATTTATAAGAATCTAATTTATCGGAGAAATCTGATAAACTAGAAACCTTACCTGTATATTTATTATGGATAACAGGTTTTCTATCTTTACCACTATAAATATCGATTTTGTCGTATTTAAGTTGTTGAGAGAAAGTGTCTTTAATTAGTTGACTTTCTAAAACTTTACGTTCTAGAATAGTTTTACTTTTTAATAACATATTTAATTCTTTAATTGACATTAAAGAAATTAATAAATCTTCGTATTGTTCGATACTAGGTTTATTATTTGAATTATTAATATTTGTTAATGATTCTTTAAAAGATTTATAACTATATTTAAAAACATATAGTAGTAAATATTTTAAACATTCTTCCCCAAGTGGGGTAAGGGTATAACCAATTTTTGTACTAATCTTTAAAAGATTTTTGTATAAAAATTTGCTATTATTTGGTGAATATATAAGATCTTCACCAAGAACGTGATAGTTATTGTACAATAATTTATCAAGCTCTTTAACACAATTGTTAAATTTTTTATAAAAAGAATTTTTTAAATTATTTAAAAGATTTTTTTCATAATCTGATTTAACATATGTTAAATTTGAAAACTGAGAATAGATGGTTTTATAATTCTCTATCTCAAAGACTTCTTTTAACCGGATGATTTCCGTATTAGAAGAAATAAAATCATAGAACTCCCTAATGAAATCTAGAGAGTTGTATGGTGATAGGAATAACCTAGACGTTTGTTTAGGTTTCCAGCATAACTGGATTAGATCTTCATATTCTTTGAAGCCTATATCTAGTTGTTTATCCTGAATTTCACGACACGCAGTCATGAAAGATGAAGGGTCCTTAAACATTAAATTTAATGCTTGAGGTCTTAATGGAGTAATTTCTACTCCATTCAAGAATACTGATTTAGCAATCTCTGCTACATTAGTATCTACTTCTCCATTTTTTATAAATGAGAGATTAGTTGTATATGTATAACCTTTTGTAGGTGAAACATCTACACCGATATCCTTAAGAATTGAGGTATATCTATCAGATAACGTAGTACTTTTAGTTACTACGTCATCACCAATAATTAGATACTGGTTATAGTTAATATAGTCAATATTTTCAATTATTGATGACATTCTTACTAACATGTGATTCATGATAGTAAAAGTGGACCAAGAAGTGTAAGTCCCCATGGGTTGACCTACACTATACTCTAATCTTTTTCCGTCTGGAGAAAGAAATTTACGATTAGTACATAAATCATACCAATCTTTGGCTATTTGATCACCATACATTTGTCTGATGATCTCTAGTTGTAATACAGCAGGTGCACGATTCGTTGCTTCTGTTAAATCTAGTGAATGTGGAGAATCAATATGATTAAACACACCATTAGTCCAAGAGCTGCAAAGTCTTTTGACTCTGTATTGGTCATGTGTACCATCTTCAGTTTGGTTTTTCAACCAAGAGAAATGATGGTCATGAATTCCTTTCAATACGCTTTGCGTAAAGAAATCTAAAATCGCGATTAAACGTGATTTTCCTCGATTTTCAAATTTAATTGAAAATTTACAATCTTTAGGAATATAAGATTTCTTAATATTTCTAAAGTCGATTAAGTTTCCTTCATAGGAACTAACATAATCAAAAAACTTAATAATATTATTAAGTTCATAATTTCCCAATCTTTCTGATAGGGATTTAACATTTCCAAGCACTGTCATGTGTTTAGAAGTTTTTCTATTATAGATTTGATAAAAATCAAAAATAGAAGATAAAAAGGACGGACCATTCGGACCGGCTTTGTAGGACAGATGTAAACAATTATATTGTTTTAGTTCATCTACCCTTTTTTCTTGTTCTTCTTTCGGAAATTCTTTTTCTAGAAGGTCTGACCAGACTTGAGAATAATAAAGAAATTTATTATCTTTCGTCTTGTCGTACAATTCCATAAAAAATCTTCCATTGAAGACTTCGGATTCGGTGTATCTGCTTTTAGAGATAACGCCTGGTCTAGTGATTCCATCACTATTAGGAACCGTTGTACACGGTCCCAACAATGAGTGGATATCTAAAAGGGTTAGCATTGATTGTATATGACCAATACAATAACCTTTTTTATCGTCTTTTCTTAAAAATTGTTTTAAGAAAACCGGTATTCCTTCTTTATCAGCAGAAAATTTGTCTACTGGTAAAGAGTAATGTCCTACGAATCTTCGAAGGGCATAAGAATATAATCCATGTAGCATTTTTGATGCTCGATTATACCCATGATTAAACACTAATTATTCTAATTTATTTAGGTAATTAATGATTAATTCATCTTTTAAATTGAATTTGTAAACGATTTTGCAAAATCGCTTCATTTTAATTAAAAAAGACAAGAATTCCTTCGAATGAAGGTATTCCAATTTTCTCTTAAGAAGTAAATATGATTGTTTACTCTTGAAAGATTTCCCATCTTTTCTTAAAGAATTTAATCTTTTTAGAAGAGATGGTCTATTATAAAAGAGAGACTTTAAGTTTTTATCAAACTTAAGGACTTTTACTTTTAGAGGGTGTTAAATAATGTGCTACAGTATCTGTAGCGTATTT